AAGTATATGGAGCAAATCGTGTATCTAATGTAGCAACATTTAAGACAGAAAAATCCAAGTCAGCGATTCAAACTGCTTGTCGTGGATTAGGAATTGATGTTGATGAAGCAGCATATATTTCAAATTTGATTCAAGCAGAACGTGGGCAGGTATATACATTAGCTCAATCATATTATGGTGATGAAGAAAATGGTATCGCGCCGAATCAATCATTTATAAATGAAGTAAGCAAGTATCCTGGATTATGGGAGGTTGCACAACGAATTGAAGGATTAATTTGTGGACAAGGTATTCATGCAGGTGGTGTAGTATTTACAGATGAAGACTTCACTGAATCAAGTGCCTTAATGCGTGCGCCTGATGGTACGATCATTACACAATTTGAGTTACATGATCTTGAAGATGTATCTATGATTAAGATGGACTTATTAAGTGTTGAAGCCGCAGATAAGATTCATGCTTGTCTTGATTTATTAGTGGATCAAGGTTATGTCCAGCAATATCCTACTTTACGTGAAACTTATGAAAATGCACTTAATGTATATAAGATTAATCGTGATGATGAAAAAATGTGGGATATGGTTCAGAATCATGAAATAGTATCTCTGTTTCAGATGGAGCAGCAGAGCGGTATACGTGGTATTGCATTGACACATCCAAGAAGTGTTGACGAATTAGCTGTTCTTAACTCTGTTATTCGATTAATGGCAACAGAGAAAGGCGCAGAAAGTCCACTAGATAAGTATGCAAGATTCCGTGAACGTCCTAAAGATTGGGATAAAGAAATGATCCAGATGGGATTGACAGAAGAAGAACGCGCGATAATGCATCGTGAGCTTGATATTTCTGATGGTATGTCAATCACGCAGGAACAATTTATGCAGTTGGTACAGTTGCCCGAATGTGGCGGTTGGGATCTACAATTTGCAGATAAACTTCGTAAATCAATTGCAAAGAAAAATCCAAAAGAGTATGATGCTTTAACTAAACAATTCTTTGACAATGTAAAAGAAAAAGGTTTAAGTGAAAAGTTCTGTAATTATGTATGGAATATTGAAATCGCGTTAAGTCGTGGATATGGATTTAATGCAGCGCATACATACTCATATTCAATGGTAGCACTTCAAGAAATGAATCTTGCTCGTTTTTATCCGATTATCTTCTGGAATACAGCAAACTTAATAGTCGATAGCGGCGGCATTCAAGTAGCAGAAACTACAGATGAGGATGAGGGTTTGGATGTAGAAGCTGAGCCTGATGAAGACGAAGACGATGAAGACGAAGAAGAATGGGAAGAAGAAAACGAAATAACTGAAGGAGAAAAAGAAGATAAGAAGAAAGAAAAAATTAAAAATATTGATTATGGCAAGATCGCCGCGGCAATTGGAAGATTCAGTGGTTATGGAATTAAAGTTTCTCCACCAAATATCAATAGTTCCTCTTATACTTTTACTCCCGATGTTAATAAAAATGAAATTTTATATGGATTACGTGGTATTACAAGATTATCCACATCAATCATTAAAGATATAATGGAAAAGCGTCCATTCACATCTATGGATGATTTTCTAGAAAGAGTTAAATTAAATAAGATTCAAATGTCTAACTTAATTAAATGTGGTGCATTTGATGAGCTAGTTGGCTTACCGCGTGAAGAAATCATGGCAAAATATATTGAAATGATTGCGGATAAAAAGCAACGTTTAACTCTTCAAAATATGCAAATGTTAATTAATTATGATTTGATTCCAAAAGAACTTGAGTTTTGTAAGAAAATGTTCTTATTCAATAAGTTCTTAAAACAACAGAAGAAAGTAGAATATTATGAACTAAATGACGCAGCAATAAATTTTATTGCGAATAATTTTAGTGCAGATTGGCTTTCTAATGGCACGAGAATTTCTGCAGTCTTATGGGATAATTTATATCAACATAAGATGGATCCTATGCGTGTATATTTAAAAGAGCATAAAGAGGAAGTACTTGGTAAACTTAATAAAGCATTATATGATGAAATGTTTAATAAGTATGCGGCTGGATCGGTATCTCATTGGGAAATGGAATCGGTAAGTTTTTATAGTCATGAGCATGAATTAGCAGATGCACAATATTTATATGATGATTTCTTCAAGTTACCAGAAGAGCCAGAAGTAGATTATACATTTACTGGAAAAGACGGTAATGAAGTTAGAGTATATAAATTAAGAAGAATTATTGGAACAGTTATTGACAAGAGTAAGATGAAAAACACAGTAACATTATTAACGCCAAGTGGTGTTGTTAATGTAAAGATTTATAAAAATCAATACGCTGGTTATGATAAACAATTATCTGAAAAAGGTGCAGATGGTAAGAAACACGTTAAGGAAAAGAGTTGGTTCAGCCGCGGAACGCTATTAATGGTACAAGGTATCCGTAGAGGACAAGATTTTATTCCAAAAAAGCGTAAAGACAGTTTTTATCCAATTATCTCTAAGATAACTGATATACATGAAGATGGAACATTAGAGTTCCAGACAGAACGCGTGGAGGTAGAAGAGTGATAGGTTTAGTAGATTTACAATTACAATCATGGCAGAAGCCATCACTCTGCCCTCCAAATCTTGAAATAATGAAACTTGCTACATATTATTAGCAAGAGGAAAATAAATTTTGTCGACTTATTAATTTGGATGAAACTGAATTAAGTAGTTATGATAAAATCTATATTTTTAGTGAATCTAAAGATTTTACAAATGTACCAGAAACTTTTAAAAAGGCTTCAAATGTAATTTACGGTGGTACAGCTTTTACAAATGGAATATACGTTCCATTTGAAAATAAACTAATTGATTATACATTAGCGCGCACACGAATTTATACAGGTTTTTTAAAAGAAAAATATCAAGCAGGATTAAAAGAAATAGAAATAAATCGTCTATTAGATAATTCATACTATCGTTGGCACGCGGGAGAAGAAGTTCTTCCGCTTCCTGCAATTCAAAAACGTCATCGTATTTATATTTATGATAGAGATTTCTTTCAAGATGGCTGGCGCGATATTATAGATAGAATGGTTTCTCGTAAACCTTCTTCTATTAATTTTATTCATCCTGCACATTATAAGAAAATCTCCGATTTTTTAGAAGTGCGTGAAAACGGTCTAATTGCACGAGGAAATGATGCTTATTTAGATTTAGATATTCCACTTAAAGAAACATCTATTTTAATGAAGCATTATAAAAATAGATTGCTAGCAGTAATCACGCCAAGCGCTCAAGTATATATTTCACTTGGCGGATCATTCCATTATAAAACCGATTATTACAAAGATATAATTTATAAACTTAATTTATTGTATGTGTTTTGGAGCTGTGGTATCCCAATGAAGATTAAATATGAAGAGCCAAATATGGGATACTTCAACCCCATTCCAGATATATCCAAGCTGATCGCAACTTGGACGCAAGGTGAAACAAGTAAAGTAAAAACAATAGTAGATAGGATTCCTAAAGATAAAAGTATGTCTGATATTCGCCCTGAGCGCGAACAGCTTGAAGTAATATTACAGAAATATCCTTCTCAAAAAAACTTGTTTTATCAAACTATAGAAACTGTTAAACAAGGAGGATTTTGGAAATATGGAAATTACAGAAGTTAAAAGAAAGTATAATGAACTTAGTTCTGAACTAAAAAAAGAATTAAGTAGAATGCAACGTTCTGATAGAGTTTTTACCATCAGAGATGAAATAAAAGCATTACAAAATCTTTGTCCACATAATATGGGAAGTTATGATTTTTCACAAGCAGATGAATGCCCATATTGTGGAAAGAAATTTAAGGGGTGATTATATGACAGAAATATATACATTACCTACTTGTCCAATTTGCGAAATGGTAAAAAAGAAATTAGCTGCAAAAGAGATTCCATTTGTTGAAAGAGATTTTGCAGATTTACCTAAGACATTAGAAACTGACCGCGCGCCAGTACTAGCAGTAGATGATGGAAATCATCATGGTTATCCTATATATTTACTATCTCCCTTAGAGATAAATCAGTGGATTGAGGCGGTGTAATATGGATATTAAAGTTAAGTTAAATAAAAATTTTCAAACAGCCTATAACCGGATGAGTGAAATGTACGGTGAAGAAATGGCTTATTTAAATGGATTTGGAGATAAACAATTATCATATACAGATTTTATTGATAATTTTATTGATAAAGATACTGTAGCTGATGCTTCAGTAGATGGTAATTCAAATGTTGGTAATAAAGATATGCGAACTCTTATGAATGAGATGCCAAAACCCCATAGAAAATTACTTGCATTTAATAAGATTTTTTATGAAATGAATAAACGTTATGGCTTTAAAGATGCGAACGATTGGCTAGAAAAAGAATGGACTAAAGCGCTTTATATGCATGACTCTGATACAAGTACATATGTTCATTATTGCTTTGCATATGACCTAAAGGATGTTGCAGAAAAAGGACTTTTCTTCCTTAATAATTTCAATGCAGAACCGCCACGCCATTTAAGTACATTTGTTGATTTTGTAAAAGAATTTATTAGTTTCGCAGCAAATCGTAGTTCTGGTGCGGTAGGCTTGCCTAATCTTATTCCTTATATGTATTATTTCTGGAAGAAAGATGTAGCTAATGGATATGCAACTAAGTCACCAGATTATTATGCAAGACAACAAATTCAACGTTTTGTATATGCTGTAAATCAACCTTATGTTCGTGATGGTATGCAGAGTGCATTTACTAACTGTTCTGTTTTTGACATGAAATATCTCGAAGCATTGTTTGCAGGTAGTCAATTCCCTGATGGTTCCTTTATGATTGATGATCTAAAGGAGATTCAAGAATTCCAAAAAGTATTTATGGAAACAATTGCTGAAATTCGCCAACATAATATGTTTACTTTCCCAGTTCTTACAATCTCATTACTTCGTAAAGATGGCAAGTTTGCAGATGAAGAATTTGCACGTTGGGGTATTGAACATAATAGAATTTGGAGTGATTCCAATCTCTTTATTGATGATAGTGTTAATTCACTAAGCAACTGTTGTCGCCTAAAGAGTAATATTGAAGACCTTGGATATTTCAATAGTATCGGCGGCACAGCCTTAAAGGTTGGCTCAGTAAAAGTTTCTACTGTAAATCTTGCACGCCTTGCTCTTGAGTATCCTGGCGATGAAGATTTATATTTAACCGCACTTCATGAACTAGTAGAATTAGATTGTAAAGCATTAGACTGTGTACGCCATATTATTATGCGTAACGTAGAAAAAGGTCTACTTCCTAATTTTAGTAAAGGAATTGTAGATTTTGATCATCTATATAACACAGTTGGCATTATTGGTATTTATGAAACAATGAAAACTTTTGGTTATACAAGAGAGGACGAACTTGGAAATGTATACTATACGGAAAAAGCCGATGCATTTGGAAAGCGGATATTTGAAATGCTTCATGCAACTAAAGATGCCTTCGCTGCAGATAAAGATTATAAAATTAATGTAGAACAAATCCCAGGAGAGTCTGCCGCGGCTAAAATGCAAATTGCAGATGAATTCTTCTTCCCAGATACAGTTGTAAAAGATTTACCACTTTATGGGAATCAGTTTATTCCACTAGGGATTAAGACCACGATGGTAGAACGTATTCGTATTGCATCATTATTTGATAGTTATTGTAATGGTGGCTCAATTGCTCATTTAAATATTGATGCACCATTTGATACATTTGAAAAAGCTTGGGATGCAGTAAATTATATTGCAGATCAAGGATTAACATACTTTGCATTTAATACAAAGATTCAAGCTTGTGCTCATAATCATGCTTTTTATGGAACTAAATGCCCAATTTGTGGCGGTGATGTTACTACAGAATATACGCGTATAGTTGGCTTCTACACTCCAATTAAATCTTGGAGTAAAGAACGTAAGGCTGAATTCAAACTACGTCAATGGGAGCATATAAATGAGACTAAAGGGAATAATTGATTATGATTGCAACAATTATAAAGAGCCAACCCTAACGCTTGAATTTCCTTATTGTGATTTTAAATGTGATAAATTAAATGGCTGTCCCGTGTGTCAAAATGCACCGCTCGCGCGCGAACGAGATATAGATGTTAGTGGAGATAAAATATGGAAATTATATTCTGAAAATCCGCTAACAAAGGCATTTTGTTTTCAAGGATTAGAACCATTTGATAGTTTTATGGATTTAATGGACTTAATTATATTCATAAGACGAGAGAAACATTGTGACGACCCTATTATTATTTATACAGGATATAATAAGGGAGAAGACAAAGTTGTTGAAATGTTTTTAAGTCATTATAAAAATATTATAGTTAAATGGGGCCGTTTTATATTAGGTCATGAGCCTCATTATGATGAAGTGCTTGGAGTTAAATTGGCAAGCGATAATCAATATGGTGAGGTGATAAAATGCGAATCCATGTAACTGAAGATAGAGAAGTTGTTGATTATGTGCGTAAAGCACTTAAAGAGAATGAAGGCTTTTGTCCATGCGTTTTTGAAAGTCGTGGAAAAGAACAATATCGTTGCTTATGTGAAGATTTTAGACTCCATAAGAAAGTGGGCGAAGCCTGTCATTGTGGTTTATACATAAAAGACGAAGATTAAATATTTGACAAATTCCTAGAAATCTGATATAATATAGTATAAAGAAAAATAGGTGATGTTATGATCTATATAATAATTGGATGTATTATTATAATTGGATTTCTAGGAATTAAACTTTGTCAAAAATAGAAAATTGATAAAACTGAACTAGAAAATTATCGTAATCAACTATTAGATACTAAGGCTGAGAAAAAGCTATTAGATGAACAAGTTGATTATGAAAAATATAAACTTGATGAGTGTAAAAAAGATCTTCAAGCCGCGCTTGATGTATACTAGAACATAACCGATAATCGTTTAAAAGAAATAAACGATTAGATGGAAGAACAGCAAAAAAAACGACAAGAAGATTTAAATAAAGTAATTGAATCTAAATAGAAAGATGTTGATAATGAAATATTACGTTTAGATGAAATACTAAAAAACACTAAGGCAGAAACAGAATATGAAGCAGCTCAATATTGGTATAAAGTAAATCAAGAAAAACAAAGGTATGAAAGTTTACTTGAACCTATTAAATAGTATGAGAAGGAAAAGCAAGAACGATTGTTCTATACTATCTAGTTGCCAGAAGAATACCAAGGCGATATTGAGTTCTTACTTACAACTGTCGCGGCAAAAGTATAGCATCCAGATATAATCAGTAAATTAGTTTGGACAGAATATGTCAAGCCTAATATAGAAGATACTTTTAAACGTATTGAAATAAAGTCAGAACCCGGAATATATAAATTAACTAGTTTAGAAACTGGTAAAGCATATGTTGGCAAAAGCACTGATGTAAAAAAACGTATTGCAGATCACTTTAAGTCAGTAGTCGGAATAAAATCAATCGCAGATCAAGCAGTGCATCATGCAATTCTAAAAGAAGGATTTTGGAACTGGACAATTGAAATCATTACATATGCAGATAAAGACAAATTGAGTGAATTAGAAAAATATTATATAGACTTCTTTAAAACATAGGAGTTTGGATATAATAAAAATGCTGGAGGATAACATGGAAACAGGATTAAAAGCGGAATTACCCGTACTAGATGATGCTTGTCCTGAAGAAGTTAAAGAAGAACTAACTTCTGAAGAGCTAATAAAAAGATATGCAGAAATACAAAAAATTAGTCTTGAAGAAGCAAAAGAACAGGTAGGAGCGGATACTCCAGAAGAAGTTTTAAAGAAGATTCAAGATAAAACAATTGAAAAAATTAACTCAACGAGAGTACCAATGAATCGTGCTCAAAGACGCGCGCTGAAGAAGAAAGTTGGTGCGAAGAAATATGCTGAGATGGTCGCCGAAGGCGGCGATGTAGTTAGCGCTGTAAGCGAAACTGCAAAGAAACTTAATTATATAGATTTAATTCAAAAGTTAAGAAAATTAAACGAAGAAAAAGGAGAACAAGATTATGGCGATTTATGATACAAAGTGGGTAAAAACAAGTCATTGTGATACAGAAAGTGAAGCCAACTCAGTCGTAGAAGATTGGAAAGCAAAGGCGCTAAAAGAAGGATTTACAATCACAAAGACAAAGGTTGATTATAAGACAAAGAAAGATCGTAAGACCGGAGAAATTACCGAAGAATGGTGGATAGTCGAAGTTACGATTTCTTATGATATTTAAGGAGGTTCAGTATGAATGAATTAAATACACTATTAGAAGCCATTAAAAGTTTAACAGAAATAGATGATGAAGCATTAACTAGTGAAACTCTAAAGAGTCTACTTGATGGACTAGAACAAAATTTTTCACCGGAATTGGTTCAGCAATCTATAAATCAGATAGTTAAAAATCTAGAAGATCAAGAATTAAATAAGCATGAAGCCGCGGCCGCAGTCACTGCATTATCAGACACACTAAAAGAACTAGTATATGGTGAAAATCAATATACTGGTAATAAAAAGATATTAGTAGATGCTGTTATGAAGCATATGACGGATATTTTTGATGCGGCTGTTGAAAAATATCATTCTTATTCTATTGAACTTCCTATGACAGTAGATACTAAAGCAGGAGCAAAGGTGCCAACTTATGCTCATGATACAGATGCTGCAGCAGATTTATATGCTCCAGCTGATCAAATAATTCCTGCACATTCTTATGGAAATATGATTAAAACCGGAGTAAAGATTCAGTTACCAGAAGGTTGGTTAGCTATGATTCTTCCACGCTCCAGTATGGGAGTAAAAACTCCTCTTCGTTTAAGTAATAGTGTTGGATTAATTGATAGCGGCTATCGTGGAGAACTTGGAGTCATTTATGACAATACATCTGATAATGATTATCAAGTAAATGCTGGAGATCGTATCGCTCAGCTACTAGTAATGCCAAGCTATCGCTTCCAAGCTAAAGTGGTAGATATTCTAGCAGACTCCGACCGTGGAGAAGGCGGCTTTGGCGCCAGCGGAAAATAATGGGAACTATTAATATATATAGTGTATAGAACGCGTTAGAAGCTGAAGGGTGGAAATTAATAAGTGAAACATATAAGAACTTAAAGACTCCACTTGAAATGATATGTCCATAGGGACATAAACAAGAACAAACTTTTGATAATTGGCGAAAACATAAATTATGTGATATATGTTTAGCTGGTGATCCTTATAAAGTCAAAAAAAATAAGGTTCCCAAAAAAGGAACAGACACATAGCGTATTTTAGCCTTAGATGCTGCAACTGGCACCACAGGATATGCAATATATGATGATAAAGTATTAGTAGGATTTGGAACATTTAAAACCACCGCTAGCCTTCCGGCTACCGAACGCATCAATTAGGTGAAAAATTGGCTCAAGGCTGCAATAAAAGAATGGCAACCAGATTTTATTGGAGTTGAAAATATTCAATTATAGAAATATGGTACAAAAGCGACAGATGTTCAAGTAAGAACATTTTAGACATTGGCGAATTTACAAGGAGTCGTGTTAGATACATTATTTGAAGCCTGCGTAGATCATGAACTAGTATATCCAAGTGAATGGCGCTCTTATTGCGGCATAAATGATGGTGATCAGCATCGAGACCCAAAGAAAAAATAGGCTTAGGCTAAAGTTAAGATTTGGTATGATATGGATTGCACTGAAGATGAGTCAGATGCAATTTGCATTGGAAAATATTTTTGTGGAAAACTTAAAAAATCCAATTGGGGTGAAGATATATGATTAAAGTTACCATTACTGATATATTAAATGGAACAGAAATTTTACAAAAATTATCTAATACTGGATTAAAGGCAAAACTTGCCTGGTAGGTATCTAGATTACTTAAAGCTGTAGACAAAGAAGTGCAAGAATTTAATGAAACTCGTATGGCATTGATTAAAAAGTACGGCGAAAAAGATGAAAATGGTGAACTAATTACTGATGATAAAGGTAATTGTAAAATTATCACTGAGAATGTAGAAAAATTTTCTGCTGAATTAAACGAATTAGTCGCAGCTGAAATTGAAATTAATGCAAATAAAATTAAGATGGATGATTTAGAAAATGTAGATTTTACACCATCTGAAATGGTTGCTCTTGAACCATTTATTGAAATTAATGATGAAGAATAAATAAAAAAAAGAGAGGCTCGTATCTAAATGATACGAGCCTTATTTTTTTATTTAGCATCGGGTTTAGTATATAATGTTTTACTTGTTAATCCTACACGTCCGCTACCCACCGAATGTGGATCTCCATGCTCACCGACTGTATATAGCGATGAATAATAAGTACCGCCAGTATAGCAATCTACAGCTTCCATCGCTGCAA